AATTGTACTGTAGGTAGATGGCCCGTTTTTTCTTTGTGCTGTCACGAATATTGTTTGCTTCCATGCTTATTATGGCGTTTTTGGCTCCGGCTAGCGCTCAAGCTGAGAACGTTACGACCTGTGTTGAGGATGAGGAAGATGATTTGTTGCGCTGCACTGTGTGGGTTAACGAATTTGAGGCTGGGCCTACGTTCACGTTGGAAATAACTGAGGATCAGACCCCGATAAATGCTATTACGTTTACGTCTATGACCTGCGATGATTGGGACAATGCGCCTCATGCTTACGCTGCTGACCCTCACATCTGGTTATATAGCGTTGATAGTGAAGGCAATTTGACTTTGGTTGCGGATGACGATGACTCTGCTCCGCATAACGATGGGAGTAACATGTGCTGGGATAGCCAATTAACACCCACCCTAGACATAGGGACGTATCAGCTTAGAGCTGATGCTTACGATGACGAGCATATAGGAACGTACACTATGGAATTGTCTGGCGGTTCGTGGAGTTTAGATGGTTCAGAACCAGAGCCTACTCCAACTGCTGACCCGACACCTACTCCAGAACCTACGCCAACCCCTGAACCAACTCCTACTGTTGAGCCGACTCCTACGCCTACGCCAACGCCTGAACCTGAGCCGACACCAACTCTTGAACCTGAGCCAACGCCTACGTCTGAGGAAGAAGTCGAGCCAACGCCTACGCCAACGCCTGAACCTGACCCTAGTCCTCAAATTGACCCCACTCCTGTTCCCACTGTCGAAGATGATGTCCCCGAACCTTCTCCTGAAAGTTCGCCCGAACCAGAACCAACACTACCAGCAACCCCAGAAGAGATAGAGGAACTACCCACACCACAAGAAGAATTGCCAGAATTGGAATATGAACCCCAAGAGCCAGAAGAGTGGCAACCACCAGTAACGATAATAGAGTTAGAGGAAGAAGAAGAATACCCATACGATGATGATAGCATCTGGGCTGATTTAGAGGAAGTAGATTGGGAAGATTACGATTTTGATTTTGATGAGTTACCTGAGATAGAAGAAGAATTTATAGATGAGGAGTTTGAAGATGGATTGGAATTTGAAGAAGAAGAATTTGAAGATTTGGTTGATGAACCTGAACCACAGTTTGAGGAATTGGTGGAGCCAGATGAAGAAGAAGATGCCGAACTGGATGAGGCAGATGTTCTAGAATCAGAGGAAGAAGATATTGAATTTGTTCTTGAAGAATTTGAGGACATTGAAGAAATAGATTTTGAGGAGTTAGATATAGATGAGTTGGACAACGAAATTCTTTCTGAGATATTACAAGATGAAGAGAACGTTGAGGAAATTCTTGAAGAGATTTTAGAAGATAATGAGGAGTTCTTTGAAGAGGCTTCTGACGAGCAGGTAGAGGAGCTTTTTGAGGCAGCGCCAGAGATCTTTAATGAGGCTTCCGATGAGGTTAAAGCTGAGTTAGAAGAAGAAGTTAACGTGTACGCTGGTGGTCTTGAAACGTATGTCGCTGAGGATTCAACGATTACTGTTGAGGATCGTCGGGTGGTGATTGCTGTTACAACTGTGACTACAATAGCTTCTGGAGCGATGATCGCAAGACCAACTCCACCACCGCCTACACCACGGCCAACACCAACTCCAACCCCACGACCTAGCAGTCCGCAAGCTGTTTCTCCCAGTGGTCCCGAAGCTCCAAGGAGAAAAGCGAACGATGATAAAACGTAGAGTTAAAAGAATGACAAAAGAAATCTTTGCTTTGTCTCTTACCGCTGGCTCAACAGGCATTGTGTTAATTACTTTGTCTGGTGAGACTAGGGAGTATGGTATTTGGCTTACCGTAGCGTCGTTCATTTGCCACATGGTCGGTGTTGCTATTGATTGGAAAGACGAGTGAGTTTAGAAGCCCTGTTTCTTTTAATACTTACTGGTTGCTTGCTGCCGTGGATGGCGTGGGTATCAACTGTACTTATTAAAATTGAGATCCGTTTAGCTAGAGGTGACGCTGTTCTAGATAATGTTGAAGATCAATTACAGGACCATGAGCAAAGGATCAGGGCTTTAGAGCAACGTTAAACGCACACCCAGTGCTGCCAACCTCCACCAGTTGCTCGGTATATTAACCACGCTGATGTATAGATGTTTGCTACAGGGTCAAAGGGTGATGCCCCTTCAAAGCCAGCAGCTCTAGCACGGGGAGGCCAGTACACTTGTAGGTGTTGCATTAGCCCTGACGCTCCACTACTTGCATTGTAAGCATCAGGGTCACCTTGGCTTTCACACCGCATAACACTTAAAAACCTGTACGAATCTTCAATGGGGCCACCCATAGCAACAATCGCTTCTTCCACGGTGGGTCGCCAGCGCTCTACATCAGGGCCATAATCCTGTTCAACTACCATGTCCCAGAAAAGATTGACATTAATGTTTACTTCCATAGCTTTTTGCCGGTGAGCTAAGTGTGTTTGCCTGCCGTAAATACCATCTTGTTCAACACCTAGCCAGTATTGTAGCCATTGAACTGATGAGGATTCTTCTAACCATTCGTATTCATAGGCGTATGTCCATTTTTCTAACATGCCCCAGTCAATAAACGGTGGGTGGTTCTTGTGATCTGCTTGGGCTGGTGTTGCTGCAAATAGAAAGCCTAGTGTTAAAGCTATTGTAAATATTTTTTTCATAGGTACTGGTCCTTTTCGTGGTGGTGTCTCCATAACATTAGCAGCTCTGTTGCGAACTCCGCATCCATCACAGCTACCTTACCAACTGCCCGACCTACCGCTGAACGCCTATCCCCGTGGATGCAATAGATCACCCACCTGTTATCTTCAGACACTCGACGTGCCTTAGACACCCACGGGAATAAGGTCCAACGTTTACGAAACTTAACCTCCACGATAATATCCCCCAACCAGATATCGTGTGATTCTTTCCCTGCCGAGGTGCGTTTCGCATCAGTATGCCCCCACTCGTAGAGCATAGCTAGTATTTCATTTTCACCAGTCGTTCCTTTTTGTTTCGCCTTTGACATTAAAACAACTTCTCCTGTTTGTCTAATCGTTTATGTTCTACCGTAACTATCGTGTCGTTACGTACTCCCCCGTGGGGTACAAGCATAACTTCAACAAGTTCAAAGCCTAGCTTCTTTCCAATGCCACCAGATGTCCAACCGAATCTAATAACTTTCCCTTTCGGTTTAACGATTCGTGCTATTTCTTTTTTGTACGCTGTCCACGGGTTTTGTGTATCGTACTGGGTGACTGTACGCCCAATGCCTTCGTAGCATTCTTTGATCTGTCTGACGCTGTACGGTGGGTCGAATAGAACTCCGTCAACTGATTCATCGTCGATAAGTTTCAGGAAATCTAATGCTTCCATGTTGTAGTCAGCTTCGTACTCTGGGTTGATGTCGTTAGTCCACGTCATTAAATGTTTGACGTTGCTGTTCCTAACGAAAGGGTCTACCCAAATAGCAGCGGTGTGTGGCCACGCCCCTAATAGCTCACGCCTAAGCAGATGAGCTATCGGTTTAATGGTGAAAGTTTCAGAGCTGGGCATAGCCCATTCTCTTGAAAACTTTATCACTGTTTAACGTAGGCGTAGTTATCTATGTACTGGTCGAGCATACGGCGTATCATTGATGACCTTGTACGGCCTTCGTCGATAGCGATGTGGTCTACTTTGTCTACTAAATCTTTCGGCATCCGTAATGCTACTAGTTGATCGTTGGCTGTCATTAGAATGGTATCTCCTTTGCTTCTCCAGAATCGTAATCGTATCCGGTGTTTTGTTCTACTTTCTTTTTGTATTCATCGTCGGCTGGTCCTAGCCTGCCTGTACCTGATGAAAAGTTTGATGCCCCTTGAGGCTTCCGTATGACATTGGCTACGTCCCATACGCTACAGTTCCAAGAAGTTTTTGTTTCTCCTTCTTTGTTTTTGTAGGAGCTTTGCGTGAATTTCCCACGCACTATAACTCTAGAACCTTTGCTTGTTTTATCTGCAATGGTTTCTGCTAGTACGGTTGATCCGTCTCTGCTGTCTTCCCATATTGTGAGGTTGACCCAGATGGTCGGGTCGTCCTGTTTCAGAGAGTAGGCTAGTGCGTTTTCGTAGACGGTTTTGCCTGTGCTTTGTATTACTTTCATTGACCAGTCTCTGCCGAGGTTGCCGTGAAGGTAGTGTGTGTGTTCGTTAATCATTTTGTTGTTCCTCTATTTCTTTTAACCAATCTTCACCTACAAGGCTGTAATAACTAGTCAAGCCCATAATCCAATCTTTTAAAATGTCAAGTCGCATAAGCGTAGGCAAATCAAGAAACTTGATGGTTGGAACAAAGTGTGCTTCTCCGCTGTCGGTGTAAGCTACAAATAAACCTTCAGTGTCTAGCGTTTCTTCACGCCTTCTCCTTAACCATTCCTTACCTTCATCTGTTGATTCTAGTTCGTCTGGTATATTGGAAAGGAAAACTTCTTTGAAGCTATCAAAGTCGTAGTATTCTTCTTCTCCATTTTCTTCTAGGTCTTTCTTTGGCGTTACCCTTTTTGAGTGTAACCTTTTTGTTGGATCTTTACTCATTCTTCTCCTTTAGTGAGTTCTTTATGTAGCCGGTAGCTTTCGTCACCTGTCCAGAGACTTAATCCCAGAGAACAGCGCATGGCTATCCGCTTAATCCCGTCGCTGACGGAACTCTTAGCGTTCTGACCTGAGTGTTTACTAGGTCGCTCCACTTCACCTATCTCTTGGATAGTGACCGTGCGCCCATCTATCTGGAACGTGGCTTCCAATATGCAACCCTCAACTATACCTTCAGGGCTGCGTATAAGTTCCACTACCCTCATATCAAACGGGCCAACATGAGCGAGCAAGAACTGTGTTATGTCTCCGTGACTAACGTACCTGTCGCCTCTGCCGGTTGGTTTAACTTTCACATACGCTTCTGGTATGGGTTTAGCTAACTTCGTTAACTGGGATGTCATCATTATCTCCTTTCAATAATGATTCATGGTAACGGGCTGTAGATAAAGACACATCGGTTGGTCCTACCATTTGGCACAGCTCATTAAATCTACAATACCTACACCCCCAGTAGCCTCCCTTATGAGGCACACCGTAGGGGCTAGGGCTTTCTATTAGCTGGTCAAGTCCATCGTCGTCAAATACTACGGCATCTGGGAGCTTGTCGGAGCTAAGATCGTATTGGACAGAGCGGAACAGTTCTAGTTCAGCGTCAGCTAATTGCATTGGCGACATGTTGTACTCGTAGATAAAAAAATCTAACGGGATTACCCATTCCATGATGTCTCCTGCTTTTGTTTTGCTACGGAAGTCATCGCCTTTAGCTATGTACACTAGGTACACAGCGTCTACTTGTTTGCCTGCTTCTATCATGCCTTTGGCATACAAGCTGGCTTGCACAATGTGTTCTCGCTTAGGAACCCCTGAGTTCTTACAGAGGGAATACCCAAACGGACTCATGGTTTTTATTTCTAACAACCTGTATTGGTCATTGACTTTAATTAAACCATCGCAGCTACCGCTAAGGCTAACACCTGAGTAAGACAGATCTATCGCTGTTTCGTACTCTCCTTCAAACTGGTCTGCACATGCTTCTTGCACTACGTTGTGCATGTGTGTGCCTAGCTCAAACGCTAACAGGGTTGTCGTGTCTATGGTGTGGCATTCCTCTGTCTGCAAAGCGTTGAAGCCTCGCTGACGGAGACACGCCCCAGAGTCAGACACCCTACTCAGAGTACCGCACGCTGTTCCCTTGACCTCTCTGTTTCCTTGTAAGAACCTGCCGTAAGCCTGCTCTATATCGCTAGTGTATTTCACTTAACTATCCTTAACGATCTCGCCTTCGTCGGGCGTACCTTCGAAGTCCTTGTTCGCTATGGGTGACAGCTTTCTGCTGGCCGTAAATTCTTTGCCGAACGCTCGTTCCATACGACGCTCGTACACTAAGTAATCTATGTATTCATCAGACATATTCTGTTTCTCCTTCGTAGTCCCATCCGTCAGCAAGCCGGTAATAAGCTACCTTCCTGCCCCCGTTGGGGTTATCCATTTTTCTTTCTATCGGAACGCCGTACTCCTCAGACAGTTGCCTGACACGTCGCTGCCAATCGCCAGAGCCAAGACTTGATCTCATATCCTCTCCACTAACAAACCCGTCGTTGCCGACGTAGCTTGCCCTATGTGATCTGGTTAAAGCGTTATGCTTTTCCCAGCGTAGAAAGTCTAAGACTTGTTTGCATCTTAGCCCTGCGTCTTTTAGTTCCTTTGCTGCTTCATGCTCTAGAGAGTCAGGGTTTCCTGATCTCGCACGTTCATGTGGTTGAAGCGCCCTGAATGGGCGACGACAAGTCGGACACACATCGCAGTTGCGAGGGTCACTCATCATCGTCACCGTATTCTTTTTTGTAGCCCTCATTGATAGCATCAACTACATCGTAGAGTTGCTTGAGGTGAGGGTTCTCCGTTTCTTCTTCTGGAGTGAAGCCAAGTAATGTAATTTTTGGCATATTAATATCCTTCCTTATGTTTATAAATGTTTCTCTGGTTTGAGAGAACCGCTTGATTGATCTCCGGTCACGCCGGTGACGTATCATCCTGCGGATTCTTCCCATCAGATTGTATCTTCCTCTGACCCGTAATAATCTTTGGGCATACCCTGATTAAGTACGAGGTCATCGAAAAGAAATTGGGTTAATAGGTAATGCAATAACGATGCTTCGTCTGTGTTCATTTCAACAGACCAATCGTATGGGTACACTTCGCCGGTGTCGTAAGTAATTAATACTTTACTATCATCGGTAAGTCCTAACCTTACAGGCTTGTTTGTGAAAGCCGGATGGTATTGCATATCTTTGTAAAGTGTCATGCCTTCCTTTCTGGGATTACTATAATTGTAGCACACTGTCATCAGATGTCAAACATCGTCAGACCAGCTAGCTCCATTACAGAACTTACAAGTAGGATAATTCTTACTTATCCTGTCAGCGTAGATAGCTCTGCAATCTAAACACCTAACCCAAGAGTCAGGTTTTTTGTATGCAGGTTTACGCCTTTTAGGTTTCTCTGGTGAGAAATCAAAGTCCATGTTTCCTTCTTTCTTTTTGTTAAATCCTTTTTAACAGGGTATCACACGCTGTCAAGTCTGGCCTTCATCATACGCCAACGAAAGCGCTCCGATGCAGTCATCCCATGTCTGAAACCCCAGAGTTGGAAAGGGTCTGGCTCATCCTCAACAGACGTAGCAATACACTGTTCAAACACAGGACAAGAATTACAAACAAACCTACACTTACGATGCTGGTCTGAATAAAACGTCGCAGTCATACCACGACAGCCAGCTTTCTCTCTCCAGTCCATCTTTCTATTTTAGTACAGGTAAACCCCCCATACAGGGAAAGAAGGACCAAACCCGTATGGGGGGCAATGAATAGCTTATCCGAAAACAAGCTCTCCAAACAACCCGTACTGGACAATAATATCTGCCCATTCGACATCGTACATGTTGAGAAATTTCTCATAGTCGTCTGTCTCTGCTGCTTTTATTAGAACTCCAATAACGTCGCTGATTAAAGAACCAGCTTCAATAGCAGCAACTTGAAGTTTCATAGGTTGTGTCACGAGACGTTGTGTCCCACTCATAATGGTCCACCAATCAATCACAGAACCAGCAACATCTTCATAGTAATCGTCTTTGACGGTCACCTTGGCGTACCAAGCACGACCCTCATCATTAGATACCTCATAGATGTTAGCCCAATAATTAATACCGCCTTCAATGGCAGTTTCAAATACGTCTTTAGCGTATTGCTCATAACTGGTTACATCAACTGGTATTTCATACGGAGCAAATATCTTTTCAGATTTTTCTATGTCAGATTTTATACTCATATTCTTTCCTTTCTTTTTTTTATTTATTTATTTTCTCTTTAATATAAGAGATCAATACAGGGACAATAAGCACACTGATTACTGCAATCCCTGAGAGTATCGTGCTTACGATGCTCATGTCTGCTTCAGGATGCACTTAATTCTCCTTTCTTTCTGAAACACTTTCTATTAACAAGCGTTTCCCACTACCCACCCTACGACAGGGGACTATCTTCAGATGGGTAGGGAGCTACGCTCATCAGCTCTAGGATTTACTACCGTGCGTCTGCTCGGTTTACCTTGAATCGTC